CCGCCGAGCTCGATCGGTTCGTGATGGTTTTGCCCTTCACTCCGGCGTTGGGCTTCGCCGCCGGAGGAGTGCCCGTTTTTACGCTCGGGCGAGCGGTGAACTTCTTCGACTTCGCGACCTGCTCGGTCAGCCGGCCCTCGATCAGGTCGGCCATCGCGAACACCTTGTCGTCGGGGACGCTGCCGTACTTCGCGTTGTAGGCGACGATCGCGTCCCACAGCTGCACGCGGCCGATGTCGGTCAGCACCAGGTCGAAGCGCTCGGGATCCTTGGCCAGCGCATCCTGCACCGCGGCCTGCGAGCGGCGCGTGTTCTCCGCAACCACCTGCTCGCGCTCGCGCTGCTCCTTCTCGTCAAGGCGGCGGCGCAGCTCGGCGACCTGTGGATCGACCCGCGGAGGCTCGGCGGTGCCGGGGTCCTTGGCGACCATCTCGGCGAACTGCTTGAACGTCAGGTCGGCGCCCAACACGCGCCGCAGCGCGGTCATCGGCTCCGTCTTGAACTGCGCCGCGAACTCCTTGTAGGTCGTCAGCTCGGCGGTGATGCGCTGGCTCTGCGCGCGCACGTCACCTACCTCGCGCTCGCTGCGCCTGGCGGCGGCCATGGTCTTGTTGGCGAACTTCTGGCCGAGGCGGCGCAACTGGTCGTCCGAGAGCTGCTTGGCCAGCTCGTCGACCGTCTGGTCCTTCAGCGCCTTGGGCGGCTCGTCGGATGGCGGCTTCTCGCCTTCCTCGGGCTCTTCGTCCTCGGGCTTCTCCTCGACGGCGCCCTCGGCCTCGTTCGCGGCCTTGGCGGCGGCGACGGCTTCGGCCTCATCGTCGACCGGTTCGTCCTCGGCGGGCTCGGGCTCATCAACCTCGGGCGCCTCTTCCTCTTCGCCGGCCGGCGGCACTGCATTCGCGGCTTGGGTGGCCATTCACCCCTAGCCCAGGCGGTCCCGCGGGTGCTACAGTGAGCGCAAATAGGCGGGCTGGAGGGTGCGTGGCGAGGTCCCTCCTTCCCTTAAATGGGTCTCATTCCGCTGACTCACCGGCGGTCGCCACAGAGCCGGAGTTACGCTGCGGCGGCTTGCGGCGCGGGCGCTGGGGCACTGGCGGAAACGCCAGTTGAAGGCGGTGCGGCGATCGCTGCGTTCGCGCGGTTCACCTGGCGCAGGTAGCGGCGCAGCTTCTCGACGTTCTTGTCGGGCACGCCGTCTTCCTCGGCCTGGTTGAGCAGCTCCAGGCCAATCTCCATGGCGAGCTTGTAGTTCGTGAACTCGTCGGGGGGCGTGAGCGCGGCGCCTTCGTAGAGCGCCTCGTCCATCTTGCGCTCCAGGTTGCGCCGCGCGCTGACGGTGGCGTTCGTGCGGCCATCGATGTCCAGGTCCTGCCACGCCTCGGCCAGCTGGTCGGGCGTCCAGACGCCCATGTCGACCATGTCTTGCCCCTCGGCCTTGAGGCCTTCGGGGGTCATCGGCACCGGCGACGCTGGCTTGACGCTGATCTTGTAGTCGCCCTCGTCGATGGCGACGTCTTCCCAGTCGAGGCGCTTGAGCGAGCGGTCTACACGCGCGACCACCTGGTAGCCGCGTTTCTTGGCGTCCTTCTCGCCGCGCTTCTTCGCGACCTCGTCATCGGGCTCTTCGGCGATGTCCTTGGCGATCGAAAGCGCGACCTTCATCAGGTCGATGTGGAGATCTTCGTAGCGCTGCTGACGCAGGCTGTTGCGCCCATCGACGCTCTTTTTCGCCTCGCGTCGTGCCGCGCCTGACGCATCGAGGCCCGCCTCGGACGCGCCCTGCGACGACTGCAGGTTGACGCCCAGGTCCTCGAAGATGCGCTCTCCGTCGTCCTTGATCTGCTGGTAGAGCTCGGGTGAGGCCAGGCGGAACATGATCTGCTGCGGCGGGTTCGGCCCCATGCCTTCCCACACCGTCCACATCTCGTTGCTGAACTGCCCCTTCTTCATCTGGGCGTTCTTGTCGACGTACAGGTGCGGCGCGTGCCCGAGCTTCGTGCTGCGCTCGATGCGGTAGTCGTTCGCGTTGATGCGGATCTGCAGGTCGCGCGCCTGCGTCATGAGGCTGTTTCCCCACGATCCGGTGAAGCGCTCCTCGACGGCGAAGAACACCAGCTCGTGGAAGTTCTTCTCGTACTGCTCCACGACCAGGTCACCGCCCTCGGTGTCGATGGCGATGATGTGCCACCCGTCCTCGGTCTCGGGCCCGGTCGGCAGCGTCCAGCTCTCGAACACGAGGCGCTGGTCGATGGGCGTCCCGCTGGTGCGCACCTCCTTGGCCGCGCGGATCTTGGCATCCAGCTCGGGCGTACCCCCGAAGTCGGCGATAATGTTCGCCAGCGGCATGGGCCTCTCGCGGTAGATGGTGCGCGGCACGCCATCGACGAAGCCGTCGCTCGGGTCGATTGCAAGCTCGGTCGGCAGCACGCGCTGGCCGTCCACCTTGTTGCCGCGGCGGAAGAATTGCCAGATGCCGACGCCGCTCTCGAACACGGCGCTGTCCATGAACATGCGGCGCTTCAGACGCGAGAACTGCAGCTCGTCGGCGAGGCCATCGCTGAAGTTCTGCATCTTGCGCGACCGCCGCCGCGTCTTGTAATCGCCGTTGATGACCTCGAAGCGCGCGCGCGTGTCGGTGCTGGCCACCTGCGACGCCAGCGTGTCGATCGCTGCCTTCGCCCGGTTGTTCTTGCTGTTCTCGGTCGGCGCCACTGCCCCGCGCCCGCTGTCAACGAACTGCTCGTTGAACAGGTCGTAGAGCATCAGGTCGTTGTTCTTCGAGTAGAGCCGCAGGTTGAAGAGGTCGTAGTCGCGGCGGTCCTTCTCGCTCGAGAGCTGGCTGATCAGCTTCTTCGTGGCGATCATGCGGCGCGCGCGCTCGTCAGGCTCGAGGTCTTCCTCCCAGAGCGCCAGCGACTGGACGCCAGCTTCAGCCACTGGCGGCCTGCTTGCGACGCGCTATCGGGTCGAAGGCGCCCGGCGGAAGCGGCTCCTCGGGCTCGGGCTTGTCGGTGTCGTCGTCCACCAGCGCCGGCAGCGCAGGCCCCAGCATCACCTTGAACAGGCCCAGCGCGGTGGGCACCTCGGCCGACGTTGCGCCCCGGTCCCGCAGGACGTCGAGTAGCGCTGCGACCTCGGACGGATCCATTCGTCCTTAGCCCAGGCGGTCCCACGGGACGAGCATTGGCGTTTCCGCCATTGCTTCGAGCTAACTACGCGACATCGCTGTACTCGTCATTTTGAAACTCGCCGTCGCCGCTGTACTCATGCTGCACGGCGCGGTTCTCAAGGGCGAGTTGCTCCGCGCGGCGGATGCCTTCGAGGTAGCGGTCGTGGTCGGTGAGCGGCGGCCGGAATGAGTCGAAGTAGGCCTGTAGGCCGTAGCGAGCAGCGTCGGCGGCGTCAGGGTGGCAGATGGCCGACCAGCTGTAGCGGCCCTGGATCCGCGCGTCCCGGTCCCATTGCGCGCGCTGCAGGTCGTGTTCGAGCGCCGAACCTATGCGGATGCGAGCCTGCCCCTTCGCCAGCAGGTCGGCGAACCTAGACACCTGGCCGGGCAGGTCGGCCTTCACCGCGGCCTTGATGACGGGGATGCCGTAGTCGCGCGCGAACAGGTCGAGCGTCATCTTCGAGCCGCCTGCGTCGTAGTACCAGGCGTGCGGGTCCCAGCGCTCTCGGATGCGCCCCAGCTCGGCGCCAATCTGCGCCCAGGTCGTGCCGGCGTTGCGCTCAGTGACCCACTCGTAGACGTGGTAGACGGCGTGCTCCTGCTCTCCCCAGCCCCACACCTGGATTGCCGTGCGGTCCCTGGTGCCGGGGTCGATGCCAACCGCGAACATGCTCAGGCCCTCGGGTGGGTCGCCTTCGTAGCCAGCGCGCGCGCGGTCGTAGCGGAACGCGCTCTCGCTCAAGTCGACCTCGAACAGGGCCAGGTACTCGCGCTTGAAGTACGCGCTCTCCCGCGTGAGCCCCATCGCTGCCAGCTCGTCGTCGATCAGCGTCTCGACCGCGGCGAAGCTCGGCACGCGGTCGTTGTCGCGGTAGTCGAACCGGTGCTGCTCGAAGTGGGCATTCTCGGTGATCTCGAACCACGTCCCGGCGCGCCCCGCGAGCGACGGCGTTCCCATCACGCACAGCGTCCCCGACATCGGCCGCAGGCCGGGGCGCACCGCCTCGATCATGGTCTTGAGCTTGTCGCTGCCGTAGATGCCAGCCTCGTCGATGAGCACCAGCACCAGGTTCGGGATCCCGCGCAGGCGGTCGATCAGCCGGTCGGTGTCGGCGCCCATGAAGTACACGCGACTGGCGTTCGGGAAGCCGATGGTCATCTCGGCATAGTTCGGGTCACCGCCGAGCGCGTGAACGCGGTTGTGCTCCACCGCTGGCAGAAACGCCATGCGCTTGCAGCTGGCGTAGGTGCTTGTCACGTAGACCACGTTCACCTGGGGCGTGTCGGACGCGATGAGAGCGCAGGCCAGCGCACCGCCGTGGCTCTTGCCGCTCTGCCGGCCCGCCAGCGCGCAGACGTTGCGGACCTTGCGCAGCACCAGCGTCCGCACCAACGATGCCTGCCGGCGGTGGCAGATGCGGTCTAGGTCGATGCTGCGCGGTTTGGCTGCCTCTAGACGCCCGCGCCGCGCCAGCTCGCGCTCGACGTCCTTGAGCAGCCGAGCTGGGGTCACGCTACTGCCGCAGCTTCTCGCGCAGGTATGCCAGGGCTTCGCTGGGCGCGTCGCTCAGGTCGATCTCTAGGTCCTTCACCGGCCCCATGACGCGGTCGAGGTACAGCCCCATGAACCGCGAGTCGGCCTTCAGCGAGATGTCGACCCCGCCATCCTCATCGACGTGGTGGATGATCTCCCCCAGCGCCAGCGCCTTGAGCCGCCCGAACACCTCGCGCATGTTCGCGACCGTGCGGTGCTCCTGGTCCAGCATCGCCTCAATCTCGCGCAGCTTCTTGGGCTTGCCGCCCGGGTTGCCGCTCACGCCCGGTGGGAACGGCTTGCCGATGACGGGGCGCTCAGAGTTGCTCTTTTCAGCGCTCATTTGCCCTTCTTCTTCGCCTGGCGCTGCTTGCTGTAGCCGATGGCCACCGCCTGCTTCACCGGGCGACCGGCGGCGATCTCACGCCGCGTGTTCTCCGCGCGCGCCTTATTCGACGACAGGTTGACGAGCGGCATCACGCCTCCTGCGGCTGCACGCGGTCAGCGAAAGCGATCTTGCCCCATGTGATGGTCCTGATGACGTCGCCGTACCGCACATCGATGCCGCCGGTGTGCGGCGTGCCGTCGATGTCGGTCAGGTGGTCGGTTGGCATGCCGCGGTTGGGCGGGCGCTCGGCAGAGCGCAGTTGGATCAGCTTGTAGTGGTACGGCAAGGACTTCATCGGGTTCCTTTCTTCAGACGGCGTCTGTCTCGCGACGCCTGCGTAGCTTGTTGGT